CCCAAGATTGCCCAGAATCGCCGCCCCACAAAGCCCATGCTATGCGCCCTGCCGAGGGGTAACCTTCTTCGCCCGGACTGAATCCTTGGCCTTGTTTATCGACTTCGTGACGGGAGAAATAGGAGTGCATCCGCTTGATGGTTCTTGCGGAAAGTTCTTGCTTGTTGACCAATTGCCGCGCCCTTGCGACACCGATAGATGTTCCACCGCGACCGAACTCTGCGCGCCAATCGAGACCTCTTTGCGCTTCCGAGGCCATCGCATCAGTAGGAGTGGAATTGATTTCTTCACCGTTATAAATCATGCCGCAAGTAGCCAAATAAGTTCGTCATCTGTTGGGTTCTTAATCCCACGCGCCTTTAACAATTCAACATCAGATTTTGTTCCGATACTATAAATCTTTGCTTTTGCAGAAATAGAAACAGTCGAAGTTGCTTCACATTTCCCAACATTTGCATAAATAGTAGCCCCAACAACAGAAATCCGAGCATCTTTATTTGTTTCTAATGTTATAGCAACAGGATTAAATGGCAAGAAAAATTGTTGCAGTTTCTTTTTGGATTTCTTCGAACCTGTAATTCCCTCTATCGTTCCTGTCGCGCCAATACTTCTTGCGGATGAGGTTGTAGAGGCAGAGGAAACAGACGCAATCGCGCTACCATCTCCAATTCCTAAAGCCTCTCCAGCAGTTGATATAAGGGCAATTCCGCTAACTGATGCAGTCCTAGATTCAGTTCCGCTTGCAGTTATTGTGTTCGCAGAAATAATTCCGCTTACATTGTTAACACTTGCGGTCGGAGATTGTATGCCTGATGCCGAAACATTTCCGAGTGTGGTGCTTAACGCCACATTAGAGACAATTGCATTGCCTGTGCCGTTTGCAGAAACACTACCAAAACCAGATGTTGTTGTTACACCTGAAACGCTTGCGGTTGCATTGATTACGCCAGCATCATCAAAATCACCCGATGCCGAATCAAATAAACCATATCCGTCATCAAATAATATTGTCATGCGATAGTAATTAGGCTAGACGCGCCAACACCGGGGAAGTCAACTGTAAAGGTTCCGTTTACGGATGTGACATTCTGACCAAAATCAAAAGCCGCAACTGCTTTGTTAGATTTGCTTGAGTTATAAATTAAGCAACCTCTTGCGGTTATCGTTGAAGTTGTCCAAGCAGGGTCAGTAAATGTTAAATATGCGGTGCTAGATGATAAACCAGAAGAAAAACCCGAAAGAGTTTTTCCACCTGCATCATATCCAGTTCCGCTTACTTCGTTTGCAACTTTAAGATTCAGTTGTATTGGTTCGGTTTTAACTTCAAAGTTCGGGTTTAGGTTAATAGTCTGCTCACGAACTGGTTGCGGTTCAGGAACCGTTTCCGATTCGGAGCCAGTAATGTCAGGAACCGCAGGGAGTTTCTGACCGAAAGGTTGGAAAGCAAGGGTAATCCCGTATTCTTTCGCGAGTTCGTTCTCCATCGCCACTTGCTCGAAGGTGTCCTCGATGTCGCGACCATATTGGTTTGCCACATCTTGCATGGACATAATTCCGTTTTGCATCGCAATAACTGCGGCGTTGATTTCTTTCTGCGGGTCAACCCATGCAAATCCTCTAGCCCTGAACTCGACCGAATCCGCAAACTTATCAAATTTGTTAATAGGCAGATTCAAAGCCTGTGTCGTCATTGACATCGCAAGCCACTCGCGAAAGACAGGTTCGACAAAGTGCTGAATCATAAACTGTTGTAGAGTTTTGTAAAAGTCTCGGTCTTCAAGTGCCCCTTGGCGTATAGAAGAATAAGAGACTCCTTCGAGGTCGTTGGCGAGACTTGTATAAGATACGCCCAGACCTGAGGCGATTCCGCGCAAGATTGCCTTCTCAAAGTCCGCAAACGCCGTGGTTGGATGCGATGGGTCAAATTGTTTGAAGTCCATCCCGTCAGGGAGTTGATGAAATGTTCCCGGTTCTGCGGACATGATTGGGGTGTGCAAATTTTCTGTGTCATCTGCGGGAAAGTCGTTGCCAGTTGGTGATGTGAAAAATCCCATCTTACTCGCACCTACCCTAGCCGCAACTAATTCTGCCTCGCGATAACCGTGTAACATTTTTAGACTCGCGATTGCAGTTGACATCATCGGAACTCCACGAGTCTGTTGTGCGCGCTCTCCGATAAACACATGAATAATTTTATCTGCGGGAACTCTAATTGTTTGTCGAGTCTGCGGATATAACTGATAGTCGCCCGGATGGGTAGTTAACAAATGATAAGCAATTGGTTTGTAATACTTATCAATCTCTACGCCCATTCTAATTTGTGCGCCGTTTGGCAATATTTCATTTTTCAGTTCATCAATCAGGTCGGGTTCAAGAAATTCAATCTGAAAACCCCACTTAGAACTTTGAGTGTTTATCTTGCGAATCAATACCTCGCCATCTCGAGCCAAAGATTGCATGAAAAATTTCTGGGCATCAGACCAAGACATTTTCCCGTCTACGGTGCAGTTGCCTAACTTGCCCCATGCCGACCATTGACCTTCGATAATAAGGTTTCCAATTCGGTCAAATGTTCCGTCTGCGTTTCTTGCTTTGACCTGAGTGCTTATGCCCTTCTCTCCGACAACATTGGTCTTTAGAAGGTGAATAAACCTGCGCGCATATTCATTGTTGCGCTCTAAGTCTCGGCAACGATTCCGCAGGGTTTTTAACGCAAAACGAATCTCGGCATCAGGACTATTACTAGAAGTATTAAAGTCGGCAAACAACCGACCTGTGTTAACCCCTTGATAATGTCTTTTTGCAACCTTTCGTTTACTTTTGAATAGGTCGAATAATTTCATTAGAAACGCACCTTAACAGTTGAGCCAGTATCACGGCCTTGACGAATTCGGTCGGCAATTTGTTCTTTCCTGAATTCTGCTTTATAAAAATCTCGAACCTTAACTAATTCATCAAAACTCATCTTAGTGAGAGAACGACCTGCAATAGAGTAGTTCGCCACATCCGCATCGGCCTTGCCAGAAAGCAAAGACTCAATCTTGGAAACCATTATCTCCGCATGAGTGCGTGGGTCTGTACCGTTTACATCTAGGTCAACAATCGCATTAAATGCACCTCGGTCGATAACAATTCTGTTTCCACTTGAGGTTTGAAGTGCTTCTAATTGCCAATGATAGTAACCAGCAGTAAAAGATGCGGAAGTTGCTGAACTTGCCGAAAACAAATAATCATCGTTGTAATTTGTTCCAACCAACTGAATTTCTGTGTTGCCGCCACCCGTGATTCGGGCAACATAGGTCATAGTGTAGGCGGTGTTCGGATAGTCAGCCGACAAGTCAGTTCTACGCCATTGGATAAAGTCGCCGACAACAATTCTCTCGGGTTCGATAGTGGGCGATTCTGCGGCATTGAATAGATTAGCCATTGTTCCTCCAACAAATTAACAGAATTTTACCGCCATCCGTTGATAAATCCACCACTTTTCTGTATAGGTCGGCGCAAATTTTGTTGATTATTTATCTTTTCTTCTGGTTGAGGCGGGTTTTCGTGTTGCATAAACTGCCGATTATGAATCGCAGTCAGGTTCAAATTCAGAATCGCAAGAGCCGACATCGCATAAACTCGCACATCAAGAGCCTCATTTCGAGGTCTAACCTTAACAAACTCCCTGCGCGCAAAGCCTTTGTGATACCGAGTCACATACTTTTCAGCCGTTAACTGTCTGAAATACTCATCACTCCGAGATGTTGGGAAATGACAATACCCCGCACCTGCCTCAGTAATCTTTAGTCTTGAATAAAGAAGTTCTTTTGCAGTATCTACGCCGACAGGAAACAGTCGAATCTTGCCGATGTTGTTTGTTGACGGTCTGCCGACAATTGGTTTGCCTTCTCCACCAACACCCTTGATTGCGAAGATTCGTTTCCCCTCTCGAGGCCGCACATAGTTATAAACAGAGTTCGTGTGGTGACCGCCCGAGTCTATACAGGCCGACCGCACTATGAGAATCTTTCCATCCTCACGCTCGAATTCCTGACCTAACGCAACATCGAGGTCTTGCCAGACTGCGGGGGAGGAAGGGTCGCCATAAATTGTTCGATAATCAAGAGACCAAGATTCTTCGTCTTTACCCCACCCTACAATCTCCACCTCTAGTCGGTCATCTTGAACATCGACTCCAGCAGTCAATATCAAAATGGATTTGTCGAGTGTTTCTCCGAATTCTTCTCGCCTCTCGGCAACCTGATAGTCGTCAAGACTTTCGCCTTGCTCCTCCCATGTTTCACCCAAGAAAGTGTTTACAAAAACTCGCAGGGTCGCTGGTTGTTTCTTTGCCTCTAAAAAGTCAATCACCGCAGATTCAAGAGGAGTCCACGGGGAATAAAGACCCGACAGGCGAAATCCCGCAATCCTTTTTCCGGGTTCTTTCGCTATCCAAGTCCCTGCTCTGATAGCACGAATTCGGTCAGCATCAGTCCAAACCGCCCCGCAATCCTCGCAAACATAATGTGCGGTTTCGGGTTTACCCTCATCCCATCTGACCTGCGCCCATTTAAGGGTCTGAGCCGTGTTGCAATGCGGACAACAGACAAAGAACTCCCTTTGGTCTGACTCATCAAACGCTTTCTCAATTCTACTATGTCCCTTATTAGTCGGGGTTGAGAACAGACCAAGTTTTCGATTCCAAAATGTTGCGGCGCGTTTTTTGGCAAGTGATACAGGGTCGCCCTCTGAGCCAGCCGATATTGGGTAACGGTCTACCTCATCGCAAAGAACAATGCGGATAGGTCTTGAGGCCAAAGACGAAGGCGAGTTCGCACCGCAAGCCGTGATATGCCCACCGGGGAAAATCTTATGCAGGGTTGTGTTTCCTGAGTCTCTAGCCCTTGGGTCTTTGACCAGACCCTGCAACACAGGCGTATCTCTAAGCATCGGCGCAAGGCGGTCTTTAGACCAAGTCTGAGCCATGTCCAAAGTCGGTTGCACAACAAGAATCGGTGCGGGGTCTTGGGCTACAAAGAAGCCCACAACATTGTTAAGAATTTCGGTCTTGCCAACCTGCGCGGAGGTCATAACAACTACGGTATCTATCGCAGGGTCATTAAATGCATCAAGAATCCCACGCTGGTATTCAGCCCTCGATGTTAACCATTGTCCGGGTTCCGCAGACGCTTCAGGCGATAGTCTTCTAAAAGAATCTGCCCAACTAGAAACAGTCAGTTTAGGCGGCGGCCTCAGTCTCTCCTTCAAGACTTTCTGAAACGCCCTCTGCAAAATCTCTTTCTGTTTCTGTTTCTCGGTATCCGACCAATTCATTGAGTGCCTCTAGCATTGCGTTTTCCAAAATCTCTTTCGCCTCGGTTACATCCTTCGCAGTAAAAATAAGACTGCCCAACTTGCTCGGCATCGATAACAGTTTAGCGCGCAAGGCAGAAACCTGTTCCGCAAACTCATTTGCCACATCTTCAACTAAAACAACCGTTCCCTGCTCCTTCGCCAACTCCAGTTCGGCAAGACCTGCCTCTGCCGCAATTTTTCTGCGCTTGGCCTCCTCGATGTCTATTGCCGATGTATTAACCATCAGATTATCGACTTCGCGTTTTTTCAACCAAGCAATAACAGAACCCGTGTCGTATTGGTTTCCTTTTTGACCCTTAGAACGACTCTCAATAGGGAAATTTGAGTCTCTTTGCCATTGCGTAATCGTTTCTTCCGCTACCGCAAGTATCTGCGAAAGTTGTCTCTTGTTAACAATCAAGATAGTTGCCTACTATCAAAAGACAAAAAGTAATAGTCTGTG